TTAAATTTTTAACAAACCCTAGTTGCGGAATATGCGATTGTTAAATTTTTAACAAACCGTTCGGATTTGGTTAAAGTCCTATAAATCGTATGTATAAAAAGTCCATCCCAATCGCAACAATCGTCTATCGTATTCGGTACTGCTATATGGTACAATAAGTGTGGGGAAGATACACCCCCCAGACAATTACATCAACATTCACATTCAAAAAGGAGACAATTATTATGCGTAAGTATGCTATCACTCGTCGTTCTGTCGTTACCACTGCTGCTGTCAAGGCCGTGAACACCAGCACTTTCGAGGTTGTGGATATGACTGCCACTCTGGACGGCGCTTTCTCTGACCCTGCCGCCTGTCTCAAGGCTGTTACCAAGGTGTGGGAGAATGACGAGTTCAAGCCTGTTGCCGTCACTGGCATGGCCTGCAAGGTCAAAACCTACGGCATGACTGCCACCCAGTGGTTCGAGAACGCTGACGTCGTCGAGGAAACCGATGTTACTGCTGAGGAAGCGGCAAGCTTTGGCAAGCGCCAGAAGAAGTCTGCTGACGAACAGTAACTCGTCTATCTGACCAACACAACATAAGACAATAAGGAGTATCATTATGAACATCATCAACAAGTCTGCTAATGTCGCATCTTCCTTTGACCTGTACAAGCTCGTTCAGTCCCCCGAACGCAAGAAGCTGACCGATATCAAGGGCCAGACCATCACGCTTGACAAGTGGGTTTTGTACACGGAACTTGACAAGGACGGCAAGGAGATGAAACTGGTGGCACTGACCACTGCTGACGGTTCCGCCTACTGCACCAACTCTGCAACGTTCTTCCGTTCCTTTGAGAGCGCTGTCGCAATGTTTGCCCAGTTCGGTGAAGAGTTCCATGAGATTCAGGTTTCCACTGGTACGTCCAAGAACGGGCGTGATTACATCGACTGCGTTGTAGTCGGTTAATCATCGGCATCCATAACAACTAATTAAGAAAGGGAAGGTTGAAAAAACTATGTTGGACGTTCCACCCTAGTAAGGTAAAGTTCATCTTATATAAAATGATTTATAATTTACAGAATCCCGGCTGGTGGCCAATTCACTGGCCGGGATTTTTTATAAAGGAGATGAACAAATTATGAATCATCGTCAACAAGTAGCCGCTATGCATGCAAGAGAGCTGGCAAAGGCCAAACAGCAGTTGTTGCTCAAGGTGAATCAGTATATTCAGGAAGTGCGGGCTGAGGGTGGTGACGCTAAGGTTGTCCCTCAGTTGCAACGCCTTATTAGCTTAGGTAGTTATCGGTTGCGTGATGTGCAAAAAATGCGACAGATTGCTAGTGACCCTAAAAAAGTACAAGATTATGTTTATGCTGTCAACGCCAGTGGTGAGCCTATTTCTGGTGAGAAGGCGGTTGAACGGTATGCAAGATATGCAACAAGCCCTATTTATAGAGAGCTACCAAACGAAGTTGATATGATGGTTGACAACGTTGCGACCACAGTTGAACAGACTTTTGTTGATTTGAATGCTTATCAGCAATTTGAGAGTTTCTTGTATGATGTGTTATCATCACCAGAGAACACTATTGGAGATAACTGGTGGCATAATGCGCACTCTGCATGGGATTCACCCGGTTACAGTGGTGACAGGAACTATGGCAAGGTTGAAATGGTGAAGCAGAACACGGACAACATTTTGGAAATGCGTTCTGCCCTGAAAAACCTTATAGAAAAAGAGGGTGTACATGAAGCGGCGAAGAGAATAGGTGATAACTATGCTAAGTTGCAAGAAGCATCTATTATAGCATCTATTGCCTATAAAGAAGCGGCTGGCAGAGCAATTCAAGATGTGCTATTGATTTTGTTACCGTCAGATAGACAGCCCAGTAATATCAGGCGCAGAATGAGTGATATGCAAGATGTGTACGAGGACCAATACGACTATAACGATTATGGAGAATGATATCTAATGTCATGTTCCGAAAAGTGGCGAACCTTCAGTGCTGACTTTGAAACAACAGTTGAAGATAATACTAGACAACAGACCGAGACTGAGGTATGGAGTGCCGCTAGTGTTGAACTGTGGACTGAGAACGTTATGGTTTTCCATTCAATTGGTGAGCTTTATGAGTATTATGTATCATTGGACGAGAACATTGTGGTATACTTCCACAACCTCAAATTTGATGGAAACTTCTGGTTGTCGTATCTACTCTATGACCTCAAATTCAAGCAAGCCTTTGACCCAGCACCAGACAATAAAGGTGGAAAGTTCAAAAAGAACTGGGAAATGCCTGACAGGTCGTTCAAATATGTTATCTCAGATATGGGCCAATGGTACACCATGACTATTAAAGTTAATGGGCACTACATTGAACTTAAAGACAGTCTTAAACTACTGCCATTCAGTCTGAAACAAATCGGTATCAGTTTCAAGACCAAACACCAGAAACTAGATATGGAGTATAAAGGACACAGATACGCTGGTTGCCCTATCTCTCCAGAAGAACTAAAGTATATTGCAAATGATGTTCTAGTTATTAAAGAAGCACTTGAATTTATGTTCTCAGCGGGCCACAAGAAACTGACAATTGGTTCGTGTTGTCTGGACGAGTTCAAGAAGGGCCGCACAGTCGGGGACGATTATAGCTCACTGTTCCCAGACCTGTACAAAATACCCCTTGACCCAGAAGTTTACGGTTCTAGCACAGCTGGTGAATGGATTCATAAGTCGTATAAAGGCGGCTGGTGTTATCTGGTGAAAGGTAAAGAGTGCAAAGAGTACAGAAACGGTGTTACAGCCGATGTGAACAGCCTGTATCCATCTGTAATGCACTCTGAATCCGGTTCAGATTATCCTATTGGCAAGCCTAAGTTCATTCATATTGAAGCGAACGAAGGCGATATCTGGGACGAATGCAATTGTCCTATCAAATATGACCCATTTTGGTTTCAGCCGACAGAAAAGCCTAAAAAGCTGTGGGAATACGGAAAGTTTTATTTCTTTCGCATTAAGACCAGGTTCTATCTGAAACCCGGTAAGTTGCCTTTTGTACAGATTAAAGGCTCTTGGATGTACAAAGGAACAGAAGCACTGGAAAGCTCAGATATTGTTGGCAAAGATGGTATTCCACGTTCCGAATACTATGACATTGACGGTAACTTACACGATACACGAGTTGAGCTTACATTAACACAAACAGATTTCATTTTACTTCGTGAACACTACAATTTAATCGATTATGAACTGCTTGATTACTGTGAATTCGATTCAACTATCGGGCTGTTTGACGAGTACATTGACAAGTATGGCGCAATCAAAAAGACAAGCAAAGGCGCTATGAAACAACTTGCAAAACTATTTCTAAATAACTTATACGGAAAAATGGCATCTAGCATGAACAGCTCTTTCAAAGTTGCATTTGAAAAAGATGATGGTTCTGTTGGATTCTATGAGGTGGACGAAAATGACAAAAAACCCGGATACATTCCAGTTGGTTCAGCTATCACTAGCTATGCCCGCAACTTTACCATTCGTGCGGCTCAACAAAATTATTACGGAAAAGACAAGCCCGGATTCATCTATGCCGACACAGACAGTATACACTGTGACCTGCCGCCTGACCAGTTAAAAGGCATTACAGTGCACCCATCCAACTTCTGCTGTTGGAAACTAGAATCGAGCGGGGATATTGGCTGGTTCGTGCGTCAAAAGACGTACATTGAGCACGTTGTAGCCGAGGACTTAGAGCCGATAGAGAACCCTTATTACAACATCAAGTGTGCAGGAATGCCAAAAAAGTGCAAAGACCTGTTTGCAGAATCCTTTGACAACAAAGTTGCAGCGGATATTAAGAACGGCATAAATCCAAGAAATGAGGGACAAGTGCTATCTGATTCTAAACTTACACCAGAAGAGATTGCATTTCTTAGCAAAACACGGACATTCAAAGATTTCAAAACAGGACTGACAGTTCCCGGTAAACTACTTCCTAGAAGAATTAAAGGCGGTGTGTTGCTGGTGGACACTGATTTTACAATGAGGTGATACTATGATAGAGTTGCATAAAATTTGTGACCATTCTTATGACCAGCGTACAGGCGGGTGCGATTGCGTTAGTTGCAAATATCACATCAAGCACTATCAGCCTGAGCCTAAAGACTGGTTTATCTTCCATAAGGTTACAGCTGTAAAAGCTGGCGAGTGCTTACAGCAAGGGGGAACTCAGAATGGGTAATGGAATTATACCTGATGTAAAAGGAGCGGCAGAAGAAAAGGTCAAGAAGAAGCACCTGTTGATTCGTGTCCCCGGTGAGAAGTATGACAGGAAGTGCCTGTCTAAGGATTCCCTCATGTATGTTGCATATTCTCTGAACAGAGAGTATGTTCATCTGCCGGGCATCAACGATGGCGCAATCAAAGTTTCATCTCTGTCCAGCGATATGCTGAGGTCTAAAGTTTTCATGTACCATATTGACACTAATAAGACGTTCACAGCAATCATTGCTGGCTCTGGGTTTACACTGTGGTACACTAAAGAAAAGGAGAATAAAAAGTGAGCGAAGTTATCGTGTTTGCAATTGCGGCATCATACTCTATTTATATCACGGTGTTCAGACACAAGTATAAACTTGATAAGTCGGTGTATATTTGTGACGCACTGGAATGTGCGATTATTGTGATGACAGCATGTCCGTAGAGCCTGTTGATACTACTTTAGTTATTAAAGAATAAAGCAAACCCCTCAAGTCGAACCTAACGGAACGGCAAGAGGGGTTTTCTATATCCTGTCTCTGAGGTGCACCAAAGCGCATTGCAGATACGAAACTACATAGCGGACGGCTCATCACCGTTGCAAAACCCGCCTGTATCGGTGGTACTGCCTCAGGGGGATAAGTTAATTCGCTACGCTCATGCGGCATAAGTATACGCATAGCGCAGATTTGTTTTGTTCACTTCGTGAACTTGTCTTAGTAAGACAGCGCTTTCAATATAACTTCTTTGCATTGCAGATTCTTAAACCGGAAAGCGCCACGGTCGAAGAAATACCGCATCTGGTCTGTGAACATCTTGTAAGCATTGAGCATAACATAGTTCACTCTATGGTCGTCTGTTGTGACAGCCAGCTTAAACTTGTAGGTCAGGTCTGGTTTATCATCACAGTAAATCACGCCAATATCTGGGAACTCTCTCAAGCCAAATTCCTTGTTCATGTAGCGAATAGTGCCCAAGTAACGAGAAGTTCCAGTAGGACGCTCAATGAATGCAGAGCTGTCGTTTAGGTACACAGCTTGTGTCAAATACGCATCGTATGTATCACCGCTGAATGCGCTATTGAAAGCAGATTCAGCCTGAGCCTTAGAAGCGGCATCGACGTATCCCTGTTCCAGAACCCAACCAACGCCCCGCAGAAAGTTTACGTTGTCATTCAAGCGGGAGCTGATATTCATTGCAACGTAGTAAGGGTTCAGCAGAGTCACGGGGTTAGACAGCATATAGACAGGCACATAGCGAGATTGAGCACCCTGACCACGAGCAACAGATGTGTGGATAGACCGGAACTTCTTTACTTCATCTGCACAGTAATGATTCGTCTCGCTCTGGAACTCGTCCATGAGCATTCGACTGGTATCTGAGAAAAAATGAGAATATTTCTTAATCTGGTCTGCCGCATTGATGCTTACAGCATAGCCACATGGAACGCCGTCAAGAAACAATTCATGGTAAATGCCATTGGCTCTGCGCTGAGAAGTCATTGCGTGACCCTGATAGAACAGAACGCCGATATCCTTAAAGAATTTGTCGGCACACCCGGCAAGTTCATAGTTGAACCTATACAGCAACATGAACTTCTCTTTGTAGTTGATAAAACGCTTGACGCAATATCGGTTGAACCAAGTAGTTTTACCACCAGAACGGTTGGTGGTACACATATAAATCTCTGGCTTGTTGCCGTTTGTGTCCATTAAAGACAGTAGTTTTGTACCATCATAAAAGTCACCCATCGTCTCAGCTCCTTTTAGGAATCATTCCTATTTGTTCCACATGGAACATTTTCTCTCTAAAATAATTATATCATACCTACTTCCTTTTTTCAACCACCGATGGTATAATAATGATAGAAGCTAGACCGGAAAGGGGGTGAGCTTATTATTATGAATGCCGTCTATTCCGTTCCAGTGGAAGTAAAACTTGCTCTGACCTTTATGGTGATTGACGTTTTCACCGGGGTGTTGAAAGCGATCAAAAACAAAGAGTTGAACTCCACAAAGGCAAGGGAAGGAATTTACAAGAAAGCCAGTTTTATCTTGTTCATTGCGTTCGGCTATCTCGCTGATTATGCTATGGACTATGTGAACATGGGTTTCAATTTCCCTGCCGCCGTAACTATCTGCACTCTGGTTATCGTCACGGAAGCTATTTCTGTGCTTGAGAATCTGGGTCAGATTAACCCAGACTTGGTTAAACTGATTGCACCGTTCCTGTCTGTACTGAACAAGAAAGAAGAGGGTGAACACATTGAACACTAAATCATATTATGTTTTCGACTACACCCTCAACCCTGATGAACAGTTGTCACCTCATTTCAAAGCGCACGAGTTCCGCTGTTCTGACTTGTCTCGTGTCATTGTGCTGAACAAAGCACTTCTTGAATTGCTTGAAATCATCCGTAATCACTACAACAAACCTCTCAATATCAACTCAGCATATCGCACAGTAGCCTACAACAGTTCACTCAAAAATTCCAGTCCTAAATCACAGCACATGTTTGGCAATGCCGCAGATATTTATATCTCCAGTGTTTCGCCGCTCAAGCTGTATTCGTGGCTTAATTCTGAATACCCTAATTCGCTTGGACTTGGCATTTATGATACCTTTGTCCATGTGGATGTAAGAGAGGGAAAGTCACGATGGAACTGCCGCACAAACAATAAATAATTGAAAGGAGCAAATTATGGAGCTTGCCGATTTCAATGCCAAGACACAAGAGCTTATCAAGCACTTGGGCGATAACGCAGACCAAGGCGAAGTAACCAACATCTTGGCAGAACTGACCACTGGTTTCAGCGAAGAGGTTGCCGCAAAAGCAACTGCTCTTCGTAGTGTTGATGACCTTACCGCAAAGAATGCGAAGTTGAAAGAGGACAACATGAACCTTTTCCTTCGTGTTACAGTGCCGGAAGAACAGCTGAAAGCACCTGTTCGTCCGGAAGAGGACAAAGACCCTATCAACCGCCTGTTTACCAATGGCCGACTTAACCTCAAGGGTTAAACATTTAGAAAGGATAGTGATAAAACATGGCAACTGCTATCGACATTGTGAACGCAGTCATTGAGACTAGTTCCACTCTGAAAGATAACATCCCGCTTGCTACCAATGCCACTCTTCAGGCAACTGGCGGCGCTATCATGCAGTACACTCCCTTCATGAATGAGTTCATCAATGGTCTGGTGAACCGCATTCTGTTTCAGGAAGCGCACAACATGACATATGACAACCCCCTTCGCATTTTCAAAGGTGTCGATATCCCCTACGGCACTGACGTACAGGACAACATTGCAAACCCTGCTGTTGCTACTCCCTACGACAGCACTGCAATGAGTGACGTTCTGACCCCTGCTTCTCCTGAAGTCAAAACTGTGTACTACCGCCGCAACCGACAGGACAAGTACAAAGTTACCGTCTATGACGCCGTGCTGGCTGGCGCTTTCACCAACGCTGACACCTTCAACAACTTCGTCTCGATGATTCTGAACACCCTGACCAGCGGTGACAACATCGACGAGTTCAAGCTGATGAAGGGTGTCGTTGGTCAGGCTATCAACGACGGCAATATCAACAAAACTACGCTGACCGCTGGTGCTGACCACCGGGCCTTTGCTGAAACTCTGGTTACTGACCTTCGCGCCAAGTATCTTCAGTTTCAGTTTCCCTCTACCAGCTACAATTGCTATCAGAAGATGGCTGCCGCTCAGGGTATTGCAAAACCAACCCCCCTGACCACTTGGACTTCTCCTGACCGCATCAGCGTTCTGGTTCGTGCTGACGTTGCCGCCTTCACTGACGTTGAGGTTCTGGCTAAGGCGTTCAACATGAGCAAGGCTGATTTCCTTGGCCGACAGGTAATGGTTGACAGCTTTGGTGAAACGGGTGATGCCGCTAAGACGCTGGCAATCATTGCAGATAACACCTTCCTGCGCACCCACGACAACCGCTTCCAGATGGCAGAAACCCCGTACAATGCAAGCACTCTGAGCCGCACCTACTTCCTGCATCACTGGGAGACTATGGCTTGCAGTCCGTTTGCTAATGCGTGGGCATTCATCGAAGAGTAATCTTCATATTGTAACTGCTCCATAATTTTCTCTCTTACGGTAGCTGGTTGTGCTTTATGCCAGTGAGGGCGGGACAGGGGCAAGAGAGGTACAAATTATGTTTACACCAACAACCGCTTTAAGGCTACTCGATACGCCACTTGAGAACGATTACAGGAACACGCTGTGGTTTCCTAACCGAGAAACACAAACTGCCTATTTCTTAGGCAAAACGATTAAGACCTACGATAACTTCCAGTACATTAAAAAGAATAATACTATTGTTGTGGACGGCGAAGTGGACTTGCTGTATAACTGCAACTACATCATGTACCAGAACAACAACTTTACCAATAAATGGTTCTATGCGTTCATTGATAGAATCGAATGGGCAAGCAACAGTTCTGTCAGGCTGTACGTCAGCACAGACGTTATCCAGACTTGGTTCTTTGATATTACATACTATGATAGCTATGTTGATAGATGCCACAGTGATACTGACGTTGCCGGTGACAATATTGTGCCAGAAGATTTCAGTGTTGGAAATCCAGGCGGCTATCAAGTAGCCGGTTCTACTGACCTTGCGCCAGATGGCATTGCGCTGTTTGCCACTTCTACTTATGCAGGAGAATCCAGAACTGGTTCTGTGAACTCTGGCATTTACTCAGGTGGTCAGAACCTTGTTGACTTCCACATTGACAACCCCGGAGTTGGTTCAGTTCTTGATAGCTACGTTAAGAACGGCACTGCTACTGCTGTTATTAAATTACAACAGTACCCTTACAAGCTCAAGGACGGGCCCATGGCCGTTTCTTTCTCTAAGTATCCCAGTTCTATTTCTGGGTATACACCAAAAAACAATAAAATGCTTTCGTCTGCGTTTATTACTTGCTTTATGAGCATGTACGGCCAGGAGACTGATTTCAACCCGGTATTTATCACCGACAGCAAAGTCAACATTAAAGTTTCAGCTGACCAAACAAGCGGAACTATCAGTGCATTCGTTGAAAATTACAGTGACGGTTCTATTTCAACAATCTCTATGTTTGCTTCTATCCCAGAAAGTGGATGGAGCTACAACCAGTACAAGAACGATTACAATTTACACAGCGGAAGTAACGCTATCTACATCGAACGGCAAAAGAATGTTCGAGTAGGAAATACTGCACAAGCGGTAGTTGGCTCAGTTGGGTCGATTGCTGGACTTGCAGGAAGCATTATTGATACAATGAACCCTATCACAGCAGTTACAGGCCGAGTTAATCAGTCAATCCAAAATGTTACCACCAATGCAAGTAACATGATTTCAAATGCAACCAAAGCGGCAATACAGTTCTCTGGTATTGACGAGATTACGCAAGACCTTGCCGCTATCTCTGAGAACTATAACGCACCTGCAACTGGCGGCATGAGTGCTTCTAATGGCTATATTGCTACTGGCAAAACTGCGTTCTCTTATGGCTACAAAGTTCTGCCAAAAGACATTGTTGAACGCTGTGACAAATTCCTCACAGTATACGGCTACAAGCAGAGTGAGTACAGAGCAATCAATCTTCATGCAAGAACAAGCTGGACTTACATCAAAACCAATGGCCTGAACGCTAGTGGCAACTTCCCTGACAATGATATGGAAATTATCAAACGTATATTCAACAACGGCGTATTTTTCTGGGTATACACAGCGACATACGGCAACTTTGGACAAAACAACGCTATTATATAAGGTGGTGATTATATGGCAAACTCAGCGGCAGAAACGCTAAAAGAATTTAAGTCTGCGTCAACTGCCAATAATGCCGTTTACGCCACCTTAAAAGTGCAGTATACTGGCTCTTGGATGGACGATATTCAGCAGATTTCAACTATGTGCGGCGTCCCTGTCCAGAAACTATTACAGCTGAACCCGTGGCTAACTTCCAATAACTTTGTTGCCAATAACCACGACTATATCACAATCAAAGTGACTGCCGGTTCACCCCGTACTGGCGGCAGTAATACCCAGAACAACGTCACTGGTTTTTATAGCACAGATGAATGGTTTCATCCGCTTGGTGTTGGAACGTGGTACTGCACTACTGCTTTTAGTGCTTCTCACTCTGCTATTGACCTTACTACGGGAACGCCCGGCCAGATTGCAGGAAAGCCAATTTATGCTGTGAAAGCTGGCACCGTTGTTCAAAGCTACTCTTCTGATTCTTGGGGAAACACAGTTCTCATTCGTCACGATAATACAAAAGACGCTTCCGGCAATTGCTATTACACTAGATATGCGCACATGGAAAAACTTGGCCCTTCTGTCGGGACAAAAGTTTCACAAGGCGACCAGCTTGGCGCAGTCGGCAATACAGGAAACTCTACTGGGTATCACCTTCATTTCCAGATTTACTTTACATCTGCAACTCGTACAGATTACACTCACTTTGATGGTGGCAAAGTTAGTCACACTTTTAGTGTAAACCCAAACGATATAAAAGACTTTCCCGGCATTCCATATACAGAAAATCATTATAGTCGAGTTGAATTGCACAAAAGTCCTTACGTTACTGACGCTGATATCAAAGTTATTCAGGGTGCGGCATCTGAGGACGGCACTGTTACTGAATCTCAGTTCGATGAAACTGTTAATGGCATTGCTGACAGAATCATTGCCGCAAAGAACGTTGACCCATCAAGCGAACTCGCAAAGCTAATTAAGGACTATGTGAAAGCGCAGTTAGACGGCATCAAATCAAATGCCGCCGGTTATGCTACTGACATTCTCACAACTGGTGATTTCAGCGGAGTTCTTAACAAGTTCTGCTCTGACGTTGTAAACAACTCAATCTGGTACGTTGAAAACAAAATCAACAACCTTCTACAATATGCAATATCTGTCGGACAACAAGCCGCACAAAACGAAATTAACCAAGCAAAGACGCAACTGAAAGACTGGATTGTAAGCGTTACGAAAATTGACCGCAACTCTGAGCTATGCGTACACACCCTGAATCTTCTTGATTCTTATGTTGACACTATTGTTGCAGACGGCTGGCAAGCCGTTACAACTGCACTAACAACTGGTGATGTAAAACTGGCCGCTGGTCAATTCTTGGAAGTAACCAAAAGACAGTCAATCGACTATGTTTGTGAACTTGGCTCTCATGCAATAGCAAATGCAATCACTTCCTACATTGGTTCTCATTCACAAAGCACAGAGCTTAACCAGATTGCCGCAGACTTAGTGCCCGGTATCATTAACACTATGTGCCAGTCTATTGGCTGCGTTATGAAAGGCGATATCTCTATTGAGCAAGCGGCTAAAAATGTTCTGATTCAAGTCGTATCCACAGTTGCTACTACGGTTGTCCAAAAATACCTTGTACCCGTGGTTACTAATTGGGTTGTTGCAGGTTTAACGTCTATTGCTGTTAGCATTGGCGGTGAAGCGATTGGGTCTGCAATAGGTGGAGCACTGGCTGGTCCCGTAGGCTATATTGTTGGCGCTCTTGCCGCCGCAGGTGCTAGCTGGGTCATCAACTCCTTATTCAGTTAAGAGGTGATTCAAATGTACAATTATGATAATGAACTCGCAGACAAACAAGCATCCCACGCCGCTTACGCTGACTATTACTTCCGTCTTAAATCTCTTGCTTGCACGATGTTTAAGTGGGAAGGACTGCCCGATAGCGTGAATGAACGATATCTTGAATATTGTCTGTTTACCTACGGCAAAGCTGTTTTCTTCAACCACCCAACTCGTGGCTATATGTGCCTGAATGGCGCACTTCGTGGAATCAACTTCTACAATGAACCCATGTATATCAGGCCCATCAGCCCCGTGGAAACATTCCCCGAATACGACATGAAGGACTGTGTGCTTATCAGAAACACTCCTGATATGTACCCGACTTTCCTTACCACTATTCGTTACACTCAGGACTTATACGACATTGACCAAACTATCAAAGTCAACATCGGTGCTCAGAAAACTCCTGTACTTATTCTGACTGACACCAAGCAGAAACAAACCGCACAGACTGTATATCAGAAATTCACTGGTAACACTCCTGTTATCTACGGCATGAAAGGCGCGTTTGACCCGAACAGTTTCATGGTTCTTCGCACAGATGCACCGTTCGTTGCTGGTCAGTTACAGGATATCAAGATTACAAAGTACAATGAGTACCTGTCTTTCCTTGGTATCGGCATGGCAGACTTCAAACGAGAACGACGAGTGACTAACGAGGTGGAACAGTTTGACCAGCAAGCAAATGCTCTGGCAAACATCGGCTTGTCTCAACGCAAACAAGCTTGCAAACTTATCAATGATATGTTCAGCCTGAACGTTTCTGTTCATCTAGCAAATGAACCTTATATCACTGACGGTGATAAATACAGTAAAAACGCTTCTACTACCGCCTATTTGCACGCTAGTAATAGAGATGATAACGGGGGTGATGAATAATGGCAACGTACACCATCGAACTCGGCAAACTGCTTACTCTTGATGGGTTTGACATTGGCATGAACGATTACCCCCTGCCGTCTTTTCTCGATTCTGCTGAGAACAAGAAGGCATGGAGAGAAGCACTGAACAAAAAAATCATTAACCATTACTATTTCAATGAAATTTGCTGTCTCCCGCCTGACAGGTTCAAGCTCTTTCTGAACAACACTCTGAACGAGAAAATGCCATACTTCAATATGCTGTATGACGCTATGGCTGAAAAATGGCAATTCTACACGGGCGGCACTCTCAATGAGGTTATCAAAGCTGACGGCACTAGTTCGGACAACGGTACTAAAACTGGTACTGATGTGCTTGCTAGGTCTGGTATTGATACCATCGTCAATAGCAGTACCAGTAGCAATTCTCATAACGATTACACCCTCAATGTTAATTCTGATACTCCCGCTCAAATGCTCAACATTGAGTATGATATCGCAAATAACACCTACGCTTCATCTGCTAACAAAAATAAAAATAACGGAACTAATACAGGTAACAGCACCAGCACAGATACCACCACTTATAACAGCAAAGAAACAACCACACTCGATGAACACACCACAGCAGACAGACAGCACAATGACAACCGGAACAGAACCGTGTCTGGCTTGAGTAACAAGTCATACGCAGAACTGTTCAAAGAATACTCTGAATCTGTACGCAATCTGGATTTAGAGGTTATCGACAGTTTGAAGGATTGCTTCATGGGAATTTTCTAAATTGATGGCTGGATTGCACTGAACTAACGCTGTTAGTGTAATACAGCAGTCAGCGCAGGCGCGGGAATTTAACAAAAATATAATGAAAGGGTGAAATACTATGGCTAGTAAATCAGGTGAAGCTAATTTCTTCCCCGAAGTCCCCGTATTTCCTAGTATGGGTACTTTTCAGCCCGTGTATAGCAAGTTCGATTTGACAACTTACATTCAAGGCGCTAGCGACTACGAGATTATGGCGTTTCTGGTTGGCAAGTATAATGCTTGTCTGGAAGCGTATGGCACTATCACTAAGCTGAGCACTGATACGATTACCGCGTGCAAACAGTTGCAGGACTGGATTAACAGCTGGTTTGATAATCTGGATGTTCAGGAAGAACTGAACAAGAAGATTGACAGCATGGTTGCTGACGGAAGTTTTGAGCGGCTGTTGCACCAGACATTCGATGCACAAATTAACCGGCAGACTACTAGCGCGGTAACGGCGTGGTTGGTGGCGAATGTTACGCCAACGGGCAGTGCAGTTGTGGTGGATAAGTCGCTGTCGGTTGCAGGGGCGGCGGCGGATGCAAAAGAGGCAGGCAAAGCGCTGATTGGCTCTGTCAATGTCTATAATGCAACCACTGCAGCCAAATACCCTGACCTTAATACCGTCCCTTGTAACCGTGTGATTCTATTCACCAATCGCAACACTTATGACCTTGCTAATGCACCGGCTGAGCAGGATGGCCTATTTTACAGTGTGGCTCTAGAAACTAAAAACGCAAACGAACAAACTGCTATCATCCAATACTACGCAACTGATGTTGCTGCAAATCCTAACAATTTTTATACTCGTATTAAATTTGGACCAACCAAATGGTCAGATTGGACAAGCTACAAAAATATCACTGATAATCTCACTAATAAAGCAATTCTCGGTAGTGTTAATGTCTATAATGCAAACACTGCAGCCAAATACCCTGACCTTAATACCGTCCCTTGTAACCGTGTGATTCTATTCACCAATCGCAACACTTATGACCTTGCTAATGCACCGACTGTCAATGATGGACTGTTTTATAGCATCGCTCGTGATGTGAATGACCCGACCGGCTATGTACAATACTATATTACTACTACCAATATGTGGCGGCGTGTTAAATGGGGCACCACCTTTAGAGCCTGGATTAACATGGACTCGGCACAGTCTGATAGCTCTGATTATATGCCATCAAGCATTGCGCAATTCATAAGACTTGGTGTAGTTGGAGACAGCTATGCGAGCGGCGAAATTGTACTTCCACCAGACTACAACTTTATCGACTACTACAATCTTAGTTGGGGGCAGTGCATCGCTAGACGAAATGGCATTACGTGCACTAATTACAGTGGAGGCGGCCTAACTACTAGAACCTGGCTGACTTCTAAAAAAGGCCAAACGCTTCTTACTTCAAGCGCGCCCGACAACCTGTACCTGTTAGCCCTTGGCATCAACGATGCTAATAAGTTAGGGCTTGACTACCTTGGTAGCATCGAAGATATCAAGAGTGACTATAATCAAAACGCTGACACTTTCTACGGAAATTACGGCAAAATCATCAGCATTATCATGGCTAAATCTAGCACAGCAAAAATAGTGATGCTCGATTTGGCTAATGATAACAATAGTAGCTTGTACAATACGTACAATACTGCAATTAAAGAAATCGCTAAACACTTTGGAATTCCTTGCATCCATGAAAACGATGATGCTTTCTTTAACAGTGCATTCTACAAGAACAAATCTTATGGACACCCAACAGCTACTACGTATGGCGGCATGGCAGTAGCTATTGAAAGACTGTTCGCAAAATGCTGTGTTGACAATGTAAACTATTTCAGAAACTATATCGGTTAAATTTTATATGGACAGTTGTATTTTATTACAACTGTCCTTTTTGCTAGTATTTATTTATTACTTATTTCATAATAACTTTTTATACAGCTCTATTGCAATTGTTAAAAATTTAACAATCGCATATTCCGCAACTAGGGTTTGTTAAAAATTTAA